TACCATTGTTGGATCCAACTCCATCTACAATGTATATGTCTCCTACTGCATAATCACCGCTGGTACTATATGCGTAAAATGTATGGATTTCAATTTCATCATTTACTGCTGGAGCAGTTGCAAATACAACTACACCGCCTGCACTGTTATATGTATAGTTGGCAGGAATATTTTCCACAAGTTCATTGTTTTTATAAACCTTAATAGTATTGGCTTGATTAACTGTAGCAGTGAATATCTGATTACCTGGAACAGTTTGTGTAAATCTGTCAATCTGTGTTGGCATAAATCTAACACGCATACCATTCATTAGCTCTAGTGTGTTGCTGGTACTCAGTGTAGGAGTTGTATAAACATTGTCATTGAAGATAGTATCGATATCAATTGCGTCGGCTTGTGTAGGTTTAATACTACAAGGAGGCAGTATATCAACCAACCAAAAATACTTGTGATAGTTAATAAACATATCGTAGTTGATAGGCAAGTCTAATGTATACCCTTGTTCGTTCAACAATTTGTTGTGTTGGTTAACATCAACATCATTGAATTGTAAGCTATTAATTAAATCATCATAAGCCAGTGCTTGCGTCACTGTGCCTTCGGCATCTCTGTTTATTATACCCGGAACAAACTGTGTGCTGTCACTGGATCTGTTATCTGTCAGATAATTGGCTTGAGGTTGATCAAAATTGCTGCCTACCATGTTGTTGATAGTCATCAAGCTACCAGTACTCATTAACTGTTCTAGAGTAGCGTCAAAAAATTGTTTGTTAGCAGTCGTTTTAAAGATAGCAGGCAGAAACTCTGTAACATTTCTACTGCCTAAATGTTCTGCACTTTCGCCTGGTCTGGTAATTTTAGGTGCATTTACTGGTTTTGATGTACGTTCGTTCATGTAATGCTAACTCCTGGATTGGCTGCTAAACTGGTTGGATTTGCAATTGTAGTATTTGAAATTACAACATTATTAGTTTGTACTACAGGTAAAAACAATTCATCACTGTCACTGGATATTTCAAACAAATCTGTAGTTTGCAAATCGTTACTCACAGGTTGAATTGTAATTTGACTTATTTGTCCAATCATGTTATTGTGTATGTAAGCTGCTAGTTCAGTGAAGTAAAAATCTTCTCCAAAATCCCAATTATCAACACTAAAATATCGATTGATCAACACAATAACTCTACTTTGTATTTCTGTATCGCTCATGGTACTGTTAGCTGTTTTAGTGACCAAGAAACGAGCTTGTAATTCACTACTTGCCAGATCTCCAAACAGTATCTTGTATTTTACAGGTCTATACACCACTTGATCACTGATACTTTTTTTGCTTTCTAAACTTTCAAACAAGGTACCAAGTTCACTCACAGTTGGAGGATTTGGTTTTGTTTGACTTCTGCCATCGTACAATGCCCAAGTTCTATAAGCACTGTCATAACTGCGTAACAGTACGTAAGTGTCGATAATATTTGTAGTGCTAGGATCTATCACTTGATTGATATCTGCAATTCTGCGATATTTGGTTCTTAAACTATCTCTACCTGTAACAATTGTAGTACCTGCTGTATTATCTGGAACTACAAACTCATATCCATTTTCTGTAGTAGTTCCTAGTTTAATTGTAGAAGATCCTATTACATTTAAAAAAGCTTCTGGATTGTTGGGATATCCGTCGTTGTCAGGGTCAGCTAGTGTAACTCGTATTTTATGCGGATCTGTATAGCCGTCTGTGTATGTGTAATATCCAAATGTGTTAAACTTATAATTTTTACCCAATGGGATTCTGTCAGTTGTGCTCTTGGTATTAATGTCTAATACTTCTACACTATCTTTGTGCGGTTTAAGTGTTTCACTGCTGAAGGTTTCTATAAAGTTTAAATTATTAAATCTAACTTCTTGATCGCTTCCAAATACAAATCTGCTTTTTCTAGTCAGTATTTCCCAGTTACTACTGTTATAGTTTACTCTTACGATCCAGCTATTGTCTCTACCAGTACTGGTCTGATCACCTTCAAACTGTCTACTCCAGTTTGCAACACTGTTGTTTGTAATACTGTTACTTAAAAGATCAGCACTTTCGATAGTCATCCATTCTTGTGTAACAGCATTAAATCTTAGTGCAAAACTGTTTCGATTTGAAATTTTGTTTATAACATCTGCTTTAACTGTGCTTGTAAGATCATATGACCAACTTGGAATCATTCTGTTTATTCTAGCGCCACTAGGAATAACTGCATTGAGACTTACACTTCCTCTTCCGCTTTGATCAATGCCTGTGGGAGTACCTGTGCTATCATCTCTACCTAATCCATCTTTGTATAAGTTTGTGATTCTAACCCATTGGGTATCAGCATCTGCTGTAGTAACTGTAGCTTGTGCTCCGGTGCCGCCGCCTCCTGTGATACTAATAACAGTCGATGCATTATAATTTTGACCACTGTCGGTAATAGTGACACTCACTACTTCTCCGTTGAGAACATTTGCAACAGCCGTTGCACCTGTACCTGCTCCTAAAATAGTAACAGTTGGTGTTCCTGTGTAACCGCTACCTCCTTGTGTTACTGTAATAGTTTGGATGTACCCTAATTTATAAGGAGCTGTGATAAACTCTGCTAGTCCATTAACTTGTAGTTTGCTCAATTGATTGGTAGCCGGACTACCTAATCTTTGTACAAACGCATTATAAGTTATGTAACCTGTACAAGTATTTGCACTTTTGCTCACTTGATTCCATCTAAACACATTATCTTCTGTACCATTGGTATTAAAAACAATAATCCCAAGACTTGCTTCACTATAGCTATTTGCAGCAATATGAGATCCACTATAAGTGTGTCTGTTGTAGTAAAAGTTTTTAACTTCGGGATTGTTTAGTATTGGTTTAATATACTTTTGATAGATTTGTTCACTATTGTCGCTGCTAGGCAATGTAACCAAATTACGAGTAGTAACATTGTCTTCATACAAATAGCCATCATTTAGATAGTTTGTAGCGTCACTATATGTAGCTGTTGGGTCGTATATGTCACGGAATCTACTGTGTCCACTGTGTACTCTGTTAATACTCTTGATCTTGCGAATGTTTTCGCTCACTGTAATTGGATAGATACTGTAGTCATCTGCTGTTACCATGCGATCTTGTGTAGCAAAAAATCTACCTGCATTGGCTTTGATGCTGTCAATACTTTCTCTGGCACTAGCATTGGTTACATTTGACTTTAGACTCAATTGCAATCTAACAGTGTGTGTATTACCGTCGTTACCTATGTAATCAAATGAATAACTAGTACCGCCAAAATTGTCTGGATTTAAACTGTAGCTTTGATTTAAACCTACTCTGTACCATACTCTTATAATACCTTTGGGAATATTTCCAAAATCTCCGTCAGCAAACACAACACTGATCTGGTCATCTTCTCTGCTGGCTATTGTGTAAATATCCCTTACGTTATTTTGAGTTGCATTAAAGATAGCATTTAGTCCGAACAGTCTGTCAACTCTAGTCCAGGTTTTTTGCACTTGCCCAACTTCGTCAATGGTTTGTACCCATATATTTCCGTTTGCTACATTAGCCACATTAATATCAATTACCATATTGGGTAATCCTTCATTGATATTAAAATCTTGATACTCTAAACTACCTTGTTTGAATCCCAAAAAGAATCCTGTGTTGGAACTACCAAAACCGCTGTTATCATCTCTGTACACCATATCAATAACACCATAAGGGTCAGGTGTTTTTTCAGATAGAACACCGCTAGCACTGTCATAACCCAAGCTGTGCAAACTGAATCTAGTACTGGAACCGTTTACTCTACCACTAAAGTTTTGAGTTACAGTGTTGTTAACACTGTTGGTTCTATAAATCTGATTTACAATACCATTGCTGGTAAATTTACTGTATGGTGATCCAAATTGACTGGTGCTTTGAAAAATAGCGTTCATCACTGTTAAGAAGTTTTGATATGTGTCTGGATCAGTTGCATCTTCAAACTGTATAGTTTGATTGGCAAGACTGGTTCCATCAACGTCATATACCACTTCTGATGTGGTTACACTGTCAACTTTTAACAAACCACTGGCGACAATATTACGTGTGGGTGTGTATCCCAAAAACTCAGCTATACGCAAGGCGCTTTCTCTGCGTTCAGCTGTACTTAAATAATTCTCTCTGCTAGCCAGGTCTGCTCTAAATGCTAGATTGTGACCTAAAAATGCCATGAGTTCAACCAAACTTACAAATTCGCTTGAACTTATCCAGTCATTGAAGTTTTCTGGATAGTTGTTGTTGATATATTCAACCATGCTGTTTCGTATGGTTTCAAAATCATACGCCTGAAAGTTAGCTTCGCTAAAACTTTCATAAACAACACTAAAATCTTCAGCAGCAAATAAACTGCTTTGTCTTGCGCCTTGTGCCATTATGCTATCTCGCCTACATATGTTAGGAACAGTTCTTCTGCTGTCCCTGTGTCGTTATACCTCAATCTCACTTTAATTGTTAGTGTGTGATCATCGGGTTTTGTTAACAGTGTTTCTAATTCAATCCATCGTGGATCATTGTCTATAATACGTTTTACATCGTCTAGTGCTAGTGTTTCTGTTTCTCTGTCTAAAGGTTCAAACACCAAGTCGTGCAATATACTGCCAAACTCTGGGTTTTGCACTCTCTCGCCTCTGCGAGTGTAAAAGTTGTTCATAAGATCACGCTTTGCCAGTTCAACATCTACT